TGCTTGTCGGCTATCCGATAGTCCACGCGTCGTTGGGTCGTTAATTGCGTTGTATACGCTCACGCCCGCAGTCGCCAAGACATACGGATTAGATAGCGCATCGACTGCGAGTTTGCCTACGCTTCCCCACGTCGTTAAATCTGCGCCAGTAATTCCGTAATAAGCGAATACGGGTGCTGCGATAGATAGCGCAATTTGAATCCAGAATTGCGGATTTTTTGCGCGTACTTTATAGTTAATTTTCATCCGATTTCCTCCTTAATTAAGCGCTAGAATAGTTGTTACTACGCCGATTGTCGAGAAGATTCCGCCGATAATTGTACCGATTAGCCAGCGTCGATTTGCGCTAGCTTCTGCGCGCATTTCCTTTAGTTCTTCTTCGTGCGATTCTGCGAGGCGTAGCGCTTGATTAGCGGTTGCATCTGCGATATTGGCTGTTTGACGGATAGCACGAACGTCGTCCAATTTCGCTTCGATTCCGCCTAATCGTTGATATATGTCGCGTACTAAAGAGTCCTCCAAAAGTGCGACCTCCTTTGCGTTAATATTGCGTTATTGGACGCCAGATGTTGCGGAGGCGTCCGTTTGAGTTACTGAACAATATGGGACGATTATGCCATTTGTGGTGTTGTTAAAATCATACTTACTTCATCTTCTGTTAACCGACCTAAGTTCGCTTGTCCTCGGACAAAAGCCTCGTTTACTTTCTTCATCATCCACATATTCAATACAAATGGATATACTAATGATTGATTCATTTTACATCGTCCCTTCTAAGAGTAATTGTAATACTGCAGCATCCGTTGCATCTTGTCGTGCTTTTAATACAGCTACTTGTTCGCTTAGCGGCGTAACAAATGGTTGCTCGACTTCTGGCTCGTTTGGATCAGGGTAACTAAATTCCAATGTTTTTGTTTCTGTATTAACTTGATAACCTACACACTCAATAAAATCTTGTGAGTATTGACCGAAAGGTAAGTCGATATAATCAAACGACTCTCTAGTCCTTTCGGATAAAACTGTATACACACTAACGTCTTGCTCTACAGTATTTTTAATTAAATAACCAACATGTTCTCCTGTATTAACTAAAACCATTCCATTATTTTTATCGTAGTAAATACGCCTTCCTGTATTCAAAAAACCACTCCTTTACTCTAATGCGATGTAGTAGTAACTTATTGCTTGAATATATCCGGTATTAGCTGTAAATCCATTGGTAGTAACTACAAAAGCGTTGTCCAAATAAGTACTACCTAAAATAGCGTGGTTAACGTTGTAGCCGGAACTAAATTCAGAGTAGTGGACGTATATCCCATTATGCGTTCTTGAATTAATTGCACTACCTGCCCTCCAATAAAATATCATTTTTGGATTAAAACCCAATCCAGAAACAGTTATTTTCCCGGTCCCATCACTATTTAACGATCCTTTGGAAAACTTTTTTCCTGTACTTATTCCTCTTATCAAATTAGCTAGTTGTTGAAAAGTAGGATTAATAGGCACTATCTTGGTAGAGTCTGTGTCAGTAATCGCCGCACCTATTAATTCTTTCCCGTTACTGACATTTGTAAAAAGTTCGTTTATCGCATTAACAATCGTAGTTTTATCAGAGGTTAACAAAATTGTTTTGTTACCAATGCCATGAGCTGAATCATTTTTTGAATGTATATCAAGTGCATCACTAACATCTTTAACTGCCTTTGGTGTCGCTGCTAAAGTTTCGCTTGTACTATTTATAGCG